GTTAAACTCAGGTTGAAGATTCCCAGGCAATCTTGCCCTGGGACGCTTGTCCTGATAAGACAATGTCACTCGAACTCCCCCCACTCGCCTTATGAGCGAGGAAAGCATCCCTTGACAGGGATGTAAAGTTCAAGTGATCACCCTCAACTGGGGAACCCCCCGTGTTTGCATAGAGAAACTGCACAAGCTGCCAACGAATGCGAGGTTTAAATCTCGCGTTTACATCGGTTGCCAAGACAGCGCCTTCACGCATAACAGGGAATATCCAGTTTTGGATATCGGTATCCCAAACCACGAATTTCGAATTGTGACAAGCATCAGGGCTAGCCCAGATGTAACCATCACCGCTCGTTCGTCGTGGACCCACTAACTCTCTTAAGACCGGATGAGGTATAAAGGAATCGACGAGATCTACAGTTGCCTGCAGCTCATACAATCCGTCATACACTAGGCCTTTCAGGTTGTTTCGGAGGTGAACTAAGTCTTTAACTTGGGATAGCGCCCGCTTCATATAAAACGGGCGCACAAGAACGCCACTATAGTAATCCTTACCACAAGATTCCCGGAATGGTCCGCTTGTGAAGGTTTTATCGCGATTCGTCTGAAAACCGCAAAACCTTAGGATATCTATTAGTTGTCCTGACACAGAACTTGGGACGATGATATCGTCACCGAACACCGAGACGTAAGCGTACTTGTACGCCGGGCCGAAGGTGTCCGAAAACCACTCAGTGGTTCCTTGGATGTCAGATACGCTTTGAGCCAGAGCATAAAAAATCATGCTTTCCAACTCAAACGTAAAGCCGTTTCCCATAGAGGAAAACTTCTTCCAACTACTACGCTGACCATCGAACATTCCCTCACGGGAACGCAAACTATCAAGGAAATCAAACCATTCACATGGTAAGAGCTCCCTAACGACTTCGATAGCCAAGCAATCGCTAGCCATTCGAAGATCAATCGTCACCGGATCTGAGCTATCTTGTTGGATAGAACCGACATAGGCAAGGTCCTGATTTCGAACTTGTGATCTTAAATCACAGCCAACTCGCGATAGGGCGTCTTTTATGAAGTCGCCTACTGCAAGCTGAAGCACAACGTTAAGTCGTGGCTCCATAGCAATTGCGCGTAAAGTCGTGGCGTCTTTAGGGACAAACGTCACTTTGTTATAGTCAGCTATTTCAACGCGATCGTCATAAGCCTTCAACTTTTGGTTGAAGAAAACGATCTCCTTATAACGCCTCACGGCGGAGTCTAACGGAAAATCGGACAGAGGTCCGACAAACCGATCGACAGGAACCGGAAACACTGAGTCAAAGACATCATCGGCATTACTGCCAAATTTGTCTTCCCACAGTGCCCGTGCCCAGACGTCATTATTCATGACAGTCCGGGCTGCGTAGAAATAAGCCCCGCTGCTAACTGTATAAGTCCCGGAATTGAACTTATAGTAAGGAGTCGTATACGGACGGTTAAGTCCGACACACCCCCCGGGGCCGTGTTTGACACGACGATCGAGAAGAACCTGAGGTTCACATGCGCCAAGCCAACTAGCTATTTTGCGTCGCGCGAGATGAAATATCTCGTGTACGCCCAGCCTTTTTGTAAGAGGCCGAGAAGCAAAGTCGAATTGGCGGTAATGGAGGAACCGGCTATTTGTAAGACCGCAAAGCATTTCTGCTTCGCGAAATCGCAAAATCGCCTTTTCTTCAGGTTTAAGATCGCCTTCCGTCCAAGGGAATTTCTTGAACAGACTAAGTACTGAACTGCTAGCAAAATAACTAGCGTGGGTCTCGTGCAGCTGCGGAGACCCAAAATCAGCACCGAGCGTAACCCACCCCCTGACATTGCGACTTTGAATAGCCGCAATAGCTCTTTCAACAAGAGCAGGAGGTAGACGCCCGGACAAACAATCAACAACTGAAGCCAAAACCGACCAGGGGATGGCCGATTGGGCTTGCTCTGGAATCTCACGATTCCAAAGCCTCTGAACTTCGCATACCAATTGCTTCTTTCGAAGCAACATCCTGCGATCCTTGTGCCTGTGAAGGCTTGGGGATTTCATCTTGATTCCTTTTTGTAAAACCGTGAGGTAGTAACAGTAGTGCAAGCACTACTAGTACAATTACAGCCAAGGACCACGCAAGTAGGTCCCTAAACATGTAAGTTACGACTGGGGAATCATCAGCTTGCTCAGGGCGGCACGAGACGTGCTCTCCGTTGCAAGCAGGACGCCCTCATCCACGAACGCATCCTTAGCG